CATCGGGTGCATCATCGTGTGCGCGGCTTCCCTTCTCGAATGCAAGAGTCTGCTCTATACCTGTAATCATATCCCGATCTGCCTGTTCGCTTTCATTGTAATATACAAAACCACGCTCCCATAATGGAGACACGGCTTCTATACGTGCAAACTTATCCGGCTTTTTACGCTTATCCGGAATAACAGGAAGTTGATATCCTCTTAAGTCTCCTTCTCTGGTAAAATCATCTAGTATGGTATCTTGCATGAAGTTAGCCTCCATGTAATAAGAGCACACAACGTCTTCCGGTAAACTCTCGTGGAAATCATAGAGCCAACGTACCATCTCTGCAACACTGCACTGGCGAACAAATGCTTTAATGTGGTGCAGTTCTGTATGCGAATAGCCTTTGATACCTTCCTTTGGGCGTGCCCAGACTTTGGCGGCTTTATAGTCGTTTTTGCCTGTTCCCTTAAAAGAAGGGTCAATGTAAAGTACAATGCTTTCATAATCTTTCATCCGGCATGGCTTTTTCCACCTTATCCAGGAGTCTTTAAAAACGGAACCTTCAGTAATAGGATTATTCATCATTTCTTTTTGAAAAGCCCGATATCCCATAAATGCTGCCTGTGCTTCAACTTCCTCTTTGGTCCATTTCTCTTTCCATACCGGATCACCGTTTATGTCAATAGCATCAATACGGCTTAAGTACACCGTTTCCGTTTTGGAGAAATTGGCCAGTACTGAACATTTACTTATCAGGTTACCCACCATGATAAAGCGTCCACGCCCACCATCGAGCGCACCGAATAAAGCCTCCTTTACCCAATCCGTCATTAAGTGAACCCTGGCTTCACTTCTGCACATTTCATCATCATCCAAATCATCAATTATGATGTAATCAGGTCGTTGGTCACGATGTCGTAGACCACGGGGAGACTGGCCACGTCCCCGGGCGAAAAAAGCTGTTCCGTCCTGAGTAACGAACTGCCCTTCTTCCCATGATCCAGAGTTGAACTGTATGCCGAAGTCTGCAATAAGATATTGGTTATATTGCAACTCTGCCTGTAGATCTGATAATAATGTAATGGCGCTGTCTTCACTTTTTGAAACGATTACCATTACATGTATTTGAGGTATAGGTTGGAATTTTAACCAACATGCTATCATTATATCAAAATGAGTACTCTTGGCATGACCACGAGGCCACATAAAGCAACCGCGCATGTTTGGATGTGCCAATACGTATTTGGCAGCATCGTTCTGAAACTTACCGTTTTTGCACTTGCAATAATGAGAGAAATAACGTTCACAGAAATAATCATAATTATTCTGTGCACGATGAATATTGTTCATCTGCTCGGTGAGACTTTCAACACGTTTGCCTGAAGTTATATTGGTTACATGCTTACAGTGCTCTGTCCATTTTTTACGTGCTTCTGTTATATCACCTGTTGATGCCATTATTTTTTGATATTAAACTGTTCATTGATAAATGTATCCTGAAGATCATTGATAGTTTTGGCTAGTTCAGGAGTCACGCGTTTATCTATCCCTATCTTATGTTCTATCCATTTACCAAAGGCTATACATACTTCAACCGTATCAACAACATTTGCTTTTTTATCCAGCTTTTCAATAGCGGATGCTATTTTGCTTAGTTTATCTGCAAGTCCGGCAAACTCTTCAGGCTTATCCATGTTGTTGGCCTTGTCAATCATAGAGTCAATGGAGTGAAGAAGCTTATTAATCAGCTCTGGACGTGTTACACTCTTGGCTGCTCTTTTTTCCTTCCATCCATTGTCTTTTATCCATTTATTTATAGTTACCCGGCTAACGCCTGTCTTGTCAGCTATTGTCTGCTGATTCTCTTCACTCATGTAGAGAATCTTAGCAAATTCTTTTTTACTGTCGAGTTCTTTTTTTGCCATAATTGCGCTTTACTTTTTTGCAAATATGTAAAGCAAATAAGAGCTTAACAAAAAGATATGAAACGGTTTCCAGCTATTATAAAAACGTTGCATACATCCTTGAAAGCGTTACATACTTTTTTGTTAAGCTCTTAATATCACCTTATGTTTGCCTCAGAAAAAAGTTTAACGAACTACTAAAAACATGGCACAATCACGTAAAGTAAGAATTAGTAACAGCACCTTGAATAGTTATGGTACACGAGTACTTACAGAAGGTGTTGATCTTACACAGTATAAAAAAAATCCTATTCTTCTATGGATGCATACACGTGCATGGACAGGCCGTAAGGATGACATACTTCCACTAGGTGTAATCAATAATATTCAGATAGAAGGAGATGATATCACAGGTGAACTCATGTTTGATAATAAAGATGAATTTGCAAAATCAATAGCACAGAAATGGGATGATGGAATACTAAAAATGGTATCTCCCAATTTTGATATTATAGCAGTAGATGAATCTCAGGAATTAACTCTTCCAGGACAAACAAGAGCTACAATCACTAAGAGTAAGCTCATTGAAGTATCTGTTGTAGATATTGGAGGAAATGATGATAATATAGTATTGTCAAAAGACGGAAAAGAGCTGAAATTAAGTGAAGGTGGTGAAGGTATTAACCTTCCACTTTTGAATACAAACAATAAAAACGACGAAAAAAACATGAAAGCTATCGCACTTAAATTAGGATTGCAGGAAACTGCAACCGAAGCCGAAATACTTGCTAAAGTAGGCATTTTGCTAGGATTTCAGAAAACAAATGAAAATCTGACCAAAGAACGTGATGATCTAAAACTGTCACTGGATACAATGAAAAGAGAAAAGGACCAGTTGCTGTTGTCTGCTATTACAGATTGTGTTCAGGGAGCTATAGCCAGCCGAAAAATCCTTGCTGAAAAGAAAGATCACTTTATTGAATTAGGTAAAAAGACAGGTATTGAAAGCCTTAAACTTACTTTCGATTCAATGAGTTCTGTAACTAAACCTGGTGAAATAATTGGTGGAAAGGGTTCTTCTTCAGTACAACTAGGTGCTCAGGACTGGAAAAAACTTAGTGATGTTCCTGCTGATAAGATGGCCGAACTTCGTGAAAATGACAAACCAACATATATGAAGCTGTATAAAGCTGAATATGGGGTTGACTGCCATATTTAAAAGCTATTCGAAAACTATTTAAATAATATTCAAACAATGAAAAGACAAACAAAAATCAAAGCAATCTCCGGCATGCTATTTAATGCCATTATGGGATTAGTACTTGCACTTGTTCTAGGTGTTATGCCGGCTATGGGTGCTGTGGTAGCAGTAGGAGGTACTATGGCATTAGGTCAATTTATGCCTCATGGATCTGCCTGCGAGGGAGTATTTACAGAAATATGGACAGGTGAATTAATCAAACAACTGAATGCCGGTACAACTGCTTCATGGCTTGATGGTATTACCGATTATTCAAGTAAAGCGGAAAATGATGTTATTCATCTGGTTGATGTTGGTGCCGATCCGGATGTATTGATAAACAATACAACTTATCCTATACCTATTCAAAACCGTGGTGATAATGATGTTGCTATTTCTTTGGATAAATATCAGACAAAAGCTACTCGTGTAACAGATGATGAACTACATGCATTGAGTTATGATAAGATAGCATCTGTTAAGGAAGGTCATGGTAATGCTATCTTAACCAATAAATTCACCAAAGCTGCCCATGCACTTGCTCCTCAGAGTAATACATCAAAAACTCCTGTTATTCTTACAACCGGAGAAAATGATAACGGACGTAGACGCATCACACGAAAAGATATTATTTCTTTAAAGAAGAAATTTGATGATATGCAGGTACCAACCGACGGACGTATCCTAGTTTTGTGTTCAGATCATGTCAATGACTTGCTACTTAGCGATCAGAAGTTTGCAGACCAATATTACAATTATACCACCGGAAAAATTTCGAACTTGTATTCATTCCAGGTATATGAATTTGTAAATAACCCTTATTATACCACTAATGGGGCTAAGAAAGCATTTGGAACAACTCCTTCTGCAAATGAATACCAGGCTTCATTTGCATTCTATAACAAGAGAATGTTTAAAGCTTCAGGAAGCACAAAAATGTATTATCAGGATGCAACTCTAAGTCCTACAACACAGGAAAATTTAGTCAACTTCAGACATTACTTCATTGTATTGCCTAAAAAACAGGAAGCTATAGGAGCTATTGTAAGTTCTTCATATACTCCTTCAATAGCTGTAGAACCTTCTAGCCTCACATTTGAAGCCGCCGGAGGAATTAAACAAGTTGCTGTTGACGCTTCTTCAGATTTTGTTGTAAGTGGAAGTTATAGTGGATTCATTGTTGTAAAAGATGGTTCTGTACTGACTGTTACTGCTGCTGATAATACAGCCGGATCAGATGCTAAGGCCGGAACTATTACTGTAACATTAACTGAGGATATAACCAAGACTGCTAATATCACTATTAGCCAGCCTAAAGGAGCTTAGTTAAATGAATAAGTTGAAATACTTGGTTCTACACTGCACAGCCACGCCGGAAGGCCGTGAGGTATCATCCGATACTATTCGCCACTGGCACACTGACCCGGTAAGTAAGGGAGGGCGTGGCTGGAAGCAGGTAGGCTATACCGATATGATTCATCTTAATGGCATCATTGAGCGCCTCGTTAAAAATAACGAGGACGCCAATGTAGATCCATGGGAAGTTACAAATGGTGTAGCCGGATATAACAGTGTAAGCAGGCATGTTGTATATGTGGGTGGATGCGCTTCTGATGGAAAAACGGCTAAGGATACTCGTACAAATGAGCAACTTATATCTATGGAGGCATATGTAAAAGAGTTCCACAGACATTTTCCTGATGTAAAAATAGTAGGTCATAATGAACTGGCTGCGAAGGACTGTCCGTCTTTCCATGTTCCTGAATGGCTTAAATCAATAGGTATTAATCAGAAATAAAATGAAAACGGAATTAATGGTAGTTGTTAGTGATGTGTTTCATGGCTTCTTATCAAGAATAAGTGAACTGTTATCGAATGCATTTGGAAGGCTTTGCTGCTTAATTGTATTTCTTGGATCATGGTTAACACTATGGTTGGGGGATATACGCATAACATGCCTTGGATTGGTTATATCCGCTGTAGTGATTGATCTTATTTGGGGGTGCATATCTTCTGCAAAGAGAAAGAAATTTGCCATTAGCATAGGATTTACAAAAACCGTAATTAAGATGGTTATATATGGATCTGTAATGGCTCTTGCTGCTTTGATTGAAAAATCTGTAAACTCAGATATTACAATGCTGAGCAGGGCAGCTGCA